ATCCACGAACTTCTTGACTGCCAGCCGCTCACAGTCCGGGCCAGTGGCAGCCGTGTCCCTCGTGCGGAGGCCAGCTGGAGCGTCCCGTTTCACTCGTTCAATGTCCTGCTCCGACCCGCCGTCCTTCATCCTCCAGCCGTAAGCCGCTCGTGGATTCGTCACCTCCGAGATGCCATTGACACCGTCGGCGTTGGTCGTGATCTCCTCCGCCCCCACGTTCCCGTCTAGGTCCCCACCTACGCGGTAAGCCACCCGGACGTTGCTTGTCCCAGTCGGTGGGATCTTCCCCGTCATCCCATCCCCGAACATGATGGTCGCCTTGTCACTCGCGTCCGTCTCTATCATGTAGTGGCGGCTGGTCTCGGTGCTGTTGAGGAAGTTCTCGACCCTGACCCACGTCACCCAGTTCCCACTGCCCTCGTCTATTTCCACCTCGTCGCTATCATCCAGGAACGGCGTCTCGGGCAAGACGAAGGACTGACTTGGGGTACCAACACTGCTCCCGACAACCTGGGGTCCAATGGTCTCGCCCTGGGTTGCCGTGACCATGATGAACTGGTCGCCCTGGTCGATGGAGACCTCCTCGATGGTAGGGGAGGTGGGAGTGGAGACGGCAACAACACGGTAACGTGTCCACCATCCCACGAAGGTGTTTGCTTCGTATTCGTTCCAACTCCTCTGTTGATCTTGGGGCAAATTGAACGAGACCGACCCATCCACCGTGAAGTTGATCGAGCCGTCGTCCTGGTTCTCGAACGGCACCCAGTCAGCCCGCACCGCGTAATCATCCACGTCCTCCGACGGCGTAACCTGACCGAGGAGCCCTACCGTTATGACACGGTTGACGGTGGAGAACGTGGAGACCAATCGCTCCTTCTGGCCCGTCGGAATGTACTCCACAACCACGTCGGCTCCATGCCTGTCGGGCGTACCCAGCAGGGAGTTGACGTTGAAGGTCATGGTCCCATCATGGTTGTCGGTCACCAATGTTGGTGGCAGGGCAGAGAGGATTCCATCGTAGTATTCCCAGCACCCCGTGATCCCGACCGACCCTGCTGTCACATCCACATCGACCTGCCCCGGGAAGCATTGGGTATGGCCGACGAGGAGGGCGTCCCCAGCGATCGGGGTCGCCCAAGGAACGTAGGTAGACCCAGGAGTATAGTTCTCGACGGCGAAGTCAGCGGTGAACGCCTTGAGCACCCAGGTCAGGTTCGCCTCGGTCTGAAACCCCGGGCTCCCTGAGCCAGGCACCCGCACAACCCGAACATGGTCGGCATCAATATACTCGGTGACACGGAACTCTCCCCCGTTGCCACTTACACCTTGCAGGATGAAGAGGTGTTGAGAGACCGCGGCCGAGGTGAAGGTGTCTCCGCTTGTGCGTGCAAACTGGTCCGGACCGGTCGTACTGACAGATCCAATACCCGTCTTCACCGTCTCCAGACCAAACACATGAGCGGGTCGGTCAGTACGGGTGAGGTCAACACCACCTGCCTCCAAGACCTCGTAAGGGATTGGCGGGACGGACTCGGTTGCGAACTCCGATAGCTCTGGGATAAAGCCAGTGACGTCGGCTGTCGTCACCTCTGACAGTTTGAGTAGCAGATTCGCCTTCGCTGGCGAGGCGCTGTTGAGCCGGACGCCAATCAGTTTCATTAGGCGCTTGAGGCTCTCCAGTAGCACCAAGGTGTCCACCAGCGTTTCCTGCGCGATGAGGTCGGTGCGGCAGTTGTTGAGATGCCCCACCAGGGCGAAGGCGCGGAGGATCTGAACGTGGACCTCGTATTCGTTCTCGTCCGTGAGCCCCATGGCGTCCCGGTTGCGCCGGAAGTAGTAGAGCAGCTCCTTGAGGATTTCCGGGTAGTAGAAGGCGCTGAATTCGCACGATGGAACCTTGATCACCGACGTCATAGGTCATTCTCCTGGGATGGGAACGGACAACTCCATACGCTCCTGGGTCTCCATGTTGACGTATGTGAGGTCCAGCCACAGCTCCTCGCCTCGTGTGGTGAAGACGAGGTCGTCATCCGGGTCCTTTAACTGGGCTAACTGGTCGGCCTTCAGGGAGGCAAAGATGGCAACAACCCGTTGCTTGATCTCGCCTGTGTCCATGCCGTCGTTGATACCGAAGATCATCCACTCGCCCAGTCCGACCGTCTGGAATGGGTTGTCGCTGTCCATGCCCTTGAGTGCCACACGAATGAGTTGGTCGATGTAGTCATCCCCGGTCAGCTTGCGGAGCCGACCGTTGTTGACCGCGAGAGGAACCTGGATACCTCTGGCCATCGTTCACTCCGTCGTGACCTTGGTTGAAAGGGCGGTTGCCTTGAGGGCAGTGAGGATGGCGTTGACCAGCGCCATGGTCTCCGCTGGGTTGGAAGCAGCTACCATAGCCGCAAACGACGCCTTGAACGTGGTCCCCTTGACCAGGGCGTCAACAGCCGCAGCCCCTCCCAGCTTCGTGGTCGCCGACGTAACACAAACCCCACCAGACCCCATCACAACCGTGTCTCCCGTCTTGCCGTTCTTGATCGTGACGGTCCCTTCACCCTCCAGCTTGATCTCGTGCCCGGTCTCGGCTGTCTTGATCAGCCAGTCGCCGGTCTTGTCATCCAGGATGAGGGTGTGCCCCTTCTTGGTCTGGAAGCCCCTGCGGTCAGGGTAGTTGGTCTGGAACTCGTCCGGGTACGCTTCGGTCTCGGACGTGACCTTGCCGTGGTAGCGGACCTCCTCTGAGAACTCCGTTATGTCCGCGCCCTCTGGGATATCCATGTGAACCGTGTCACCAGGCTCAGGGTGGAAGAAGACACCAGCTGGGTGGATTGGCTCGACCCACTCAGGGTACTCCTCACTTCCCATCGAGGCTAAGGCCACCTTGATCGCCCCGCCCTTCGCGGGGTCCTTGTTGTTGGTGACCACGGCCAGGGTCTGTTCTCGGTTCATTTAACCACGATGCCCTTCGCCTTCACCTTGGCCTTGGTCGTGGCCTTGCGGCGGCTGATGTCCTCAGAGAGTACCTTGTGAGCGATGAACTCCACAACGTAAGGGCTACCCGGCTGCATAACATGCTTGACCTGCGTGAGGCGGTACACGCCGTCAAGCCGCGTATGCATGCCGAGGAATTCATGCACCTGCCGTGGGCGCAGCGACTCCATGCCCACCACCTTCCCCTTGAGGACGACCAGGTCGCGCTCCTTCTCCTTGAGCCAGTCCGCGATGAACGCCTCGGCGTCCTTCCTGCTGCGGAAGGGCTTGTTGGAGATGGCCTCCAGGCTCTGACCAAAGGCCGTGAACCTGACCCTCGCACCGACCCCAGCCGTCTTCTTGGCTGTGAAGTTCCCTGGAGTGGCAGTGCCGAAGCTCACGTCCTCTTCCTTCGTCTGGTCTTCCAATGAGGTCAGCTCGATGGTCCTCGTCTTGCGGTCGAAGTAGAGGACCTCCACGCTGGTGCTCTGCTCCTTGACCGAGAAGTCAGGTTCCGCTTCAAGGAGGCTACCGTCCTCTCCATTGTAGGTGAAGGTCATCAACGGATCGCCGATGTCCCGGCGTTTCTTGAAGTGGACAACCCACTGCTTCGCCTCCAGGTCGTAGTCCACCCAGAGGTCGAAGCGGTTGATCGTGGCCAGGCGTTGCAGGAACAGCCAGTCGGTCTGGTCAGCGACCTGGACACGGGTTGGAGTGGCGGCAGTACGGCGCTTGGACTTTGCTGGCGTCTCCTTCTGCGCCGCGCCCTCCTTTATGACCACGCCTTTCTTCTTCCCCGCAGACTTCGCGGCCAACCCCTTCTCCGGGGTGTCGCAGTCCGCCGCGAACCCATACTTTGCCGCGACCTTCTTGACCACCTGGTCATCGGTCATGCTGCGGTAGACATGGCGTTGCTTGTTGGCAGACCCCTTCGATGCTTTCGGCGCCTTGCCAGCCAACGAGGCTTTCCCCTTCGCCCCACCCCCACCTTTCGCTGCCGCGTCCTCCTTCGGCTTCTTGGCCTTGACCTGGTTGCCTTGCATCATCCTGTGACGCCCATCGAAGCCCTTGATCAAGAACTCTGTTGGTCCTTGTGCTCCGAACTTGGGCAACCACTTCACGATCTCCACCCTGCCCATGTACGTCTTGGCCCCAGCGTAGCCCATGAAAAGGTCGATGCCGTTGCCCTCCTGAAACGCCTTGCAGTCCAGAACAGCGTGCCAGTCAACCTTCGAGCCCTCACCCATCCGGATGTCAGGCTGGTTGATGACCTGAAGCTCGAATAGGGCGGTCATCTCCTCATCCTCTTCGTAGGTCACGCCTGCAATGAGAGGGCGGATGGCCTCAAACGCCGGGCTGGAGGAGCTGGCGTCCTTCCCTTCAATGAAGATGTCAAAGGACGGCCCTAGCTCATCCCCAGGCTCAAACTGGGATGCCGGAATCATAGGCATTTTTGGGATGCCTCCTGTAACGTCCCCAGAGGACCGTAGAGCGCCCCAGGTGGGGAGGCGTCAAAACTGCATGGGGACCCCATGCAACGCCCACTGGGCGGGCGCTCAGGCATCGTACCCGCCATCTAGAGGACCACCTTGTGCCCTGCTCTACGGTTAAGCAGGTCCTGGAATGCTTTGGTGGCATCCACGTCCGTAGGGCAGAAGGCGTGGTAAGACGGCTGCACCACCTCTCGGAGGATGATCGAGCGGGACGGCAGCTCAACCTTGGACCCTACCGTTGGCTGCATCGGCATGGCTGGATGCCGCTTCCTGATGCGATCCCCCGCGAGTGCCGAGCCGTAGTACCGCTTAGCGATCTGCTCGTAACAAGCCTCGGGCGAAGCAACGACCAGGTAATAACTCTCCTTGCTCGGCTTCGTTGGGTCGATCTGGACTTGGGAGAACGGCTTGTACCGCTTGAGGGTGAAGGACAGTGTGATGAGACGAGGCGAGCCGTCCTCACGTGGTGGCTTGATCTCCACATCCACGTTCTCCACCAGCACCATCGCATCGAAGCCCGCGTAGCTGAAGACACAGATGGGCGGGCGCCCTAGCGCCTCGTCAGGTTCAGCCAGCCGCTTGATGGCGTTGAACTTGCCACGGATGTCGTCAGCCGTGGTCTCCGCGAACAGTACGGTCGAGAACTGGTATGGCCTTGCCTTGCCCCCGATCCAGCTCGAGACCGGGTCCATCCCAAAACGGGGCTGGTCTGTGTAGGTCCCTCCAACAGGGTACTTCACCCCGTCTTCACTCACGGGGTATGGCGGGCGCAGCACCTCGCCCGTGTCCAGGTTCTTCAGCTCCCAATCGACCTTGATCTTTGTGTCGGACATCAGCTTGCTGCCCTTCTGCGGGAACCTGGAGCTTGGCTCTCACCGCGCCGCTCCTTCTTCTCCTGCTCAGCCCCGGCTACGCCCTTGGCCACCGGGCGGCTGTCCAGGAGCAGGGTCGCCTCGACCTTGATGTTGTTCTTGATCGCCGCAGCCAATTGTGGGCCCATCTCACGCATGACGGCTTGGACCATGGCCTTCTGCTCCTCAACGGTTGCGCCTGATGACTTGGCTGCCAGGGCCGCTGACTTGGCGATCCTCTCCTGTATCAACTCCGAAGTGACGCCCCTTCGTACGCCGCCCTCAAGCCCGACGGTCCCGCCGCGCCCAGCAATGCCCACCATCTGTTTGGCTGTCCGCATGGCTTCCTCGAACGCCACGTTGCCTGTGTACGCCCGCATGGCCGCTGCCCTGGCCTCGGCACTGATGGACTGGGCGAAGTTGAACATGGAATTGGCAGCGAAGGTGCTGGCCCCCGTCCACTCGTCTATCTTGGTGCCGAACGCCATCGTGGCCGCTGCAATGCCACCGACGGCCATGCCAGCCGGCCCAAACATCGCCGAGATGCCCAGGATGGTGTTGCCCACCGTCTTGATCGGCCCGGTCATCTCGCCCTGGAGCATGTTAAGAGCGATGCCTCCGCCCACAGCCATGGCAACCCCACCACCCAGCGAGCCGAGCTTACCGGATGCCCGCGCCCTCCAGCCCTGCGGACTGCCGGGGGTGGCCCCAGGAGCTGGTAGCGCGCCAGGCGAGGTCCCACCCGTCCCCGCCATACCCGCCTCGTCCCAGTTCACGATGCGGACAGGCTGTGCCGTGATCTTCTCCGCCGCACCCAGCACCTTCCCAAGAGCCCCCGCTCCTCGTGGGAGCATCTTGGCCACAGCCGGGAATCGCTTGCCAATGAGACCGAGTAGCCCGGTAGACGCGGTGCCAAGGGCAGACAGGGAGCCAACCAGCATCTTGCCTGCGCCGATGCCGATGTTCATAGCGGACTTGATCACCGGCCCAAGGAGCTTGTAGGCACCCGCAACGGCAGCCAGCTTGACGGCCCACTCCATGGTCGTCTTGATGCCTGATGAACCAGGCCCGCCCCCGCCGAACAACCCACCGATGGTGCGGACACCGCCGATCACCCAGTTAGCCGCCTCCTTTACTCCAGCAAAGCCCGCAATGAGCCCCTGGGACATCGCCGTGATCGTAGGGCTGACCCCAGCAATGGTGGTACCCATCTTCTCCACGGCACCTGGCGTTGTGGTGAAGAACCTGAACGCCGTGGCGAATTGCTGGGCCATCGGCACGATGGCTTTGACTCCACGTTCCACGAACGGGAGGAAGGCAGAACCAATCTCCATGGACACGTTGGCCAGGGCGTTCTGCAACTTCTTGAACCGCCCCTCCAACGTGTCCGTCTTCATCTTCGCCATCGCTGCGGTAGCACCATCCGACTTGTTGCGGATGTCGGCGAACATCTTGGGCAGGGCCGTGGGGTCCTTAGTCAGCTTCTCCAAGGCTGCCGCCGATTCCCTGCCTCGCATCCCGAACAGCGACATGGCGAGGTTGACCCGCTCCATCGGGTCCTTCACATAGTTCAAGGCGACGGCGATGTTGGTCATTGTCCCCTGGAGGTCCATCGCCCCGTTCTTGGTCGGGATCGCTACCTTGCCCAGACCGGCGATGGAGAGGTACCCGTCCTTGCTCGCCCTGGACATCTTGAGGAGCGCCATGTTGAGGTTCATGGCAGCAGACCCAGAGTCCAGCCCGCCCTTAGTGAACAGTGCTAAGCCCGCAGCCGCGTCCTTCATGTCCAGGTGCAGGAGTTGAGCGGTTCCTCCTATTGATTGCAGAGCCGATGCAAATTCAGGGACAGCCCCACCCTTGCCCCCAAGCCGGGCCGCTTGGACGATGGTGTCCATGGACTTCCCGGCCTGGTCCGCCCCCAGTCCGAACTTTCGGTAGGTATCCACAAGCATGACAGCGGAGGTGTTCGCGTCCGTACCACTTGCGGTCATGCCGTTTAGGGTCGGCTTGATGGCTTGCAGGATCTCGTTGGCGTCAAGCCCCTTCTCCGCTAGCGCCTTCATCCCCTCGGCTACTGTCCCACCCGCCTTCCCCGTCTCGGCGGCCATGGATCGCGCAGCCGTCTCTAGTCGTGGGAAGTCCTTGCTAGCCTCTATCCCAAGTTGTGCCCGGACGCCCGCCATCGTGGAATCGAACTTGGCGTACCCTCTAATAGCCGCCCCGATGCCAACGCCCGCGATGATCCCGCCAATCCTC